TTAGAGAAGCTCAGTTTAAAAAGGTATCAGAAGTTCAACGTATGGATAAGGATAGGCTTCTAAGGGCTATGTACTATCAATACGGTAAGGCTAATAACCTAAACAAGACTACAGAGGCTACAGCAATCCTACAACAGATAGCTAAGTTCTGTGGGATAGAACCTGACAAGGCTAGGCTAGAAGCTCCTCAGATTATTATCAACAACTTAGATGAGGGGAGTATTTAATGCTAGAAGTTTTTATAATTACATTCGTAGTATTAGTAGGAGCTTGCTTCGTATTATATATACTGGCACATGTGCCAGAGTGGACACAGATGCTTTTCTGTCTCATCCTAATATCCTTTGCAGTAGCAGTAATATGGGGGCTAGGTAATTAATGAGTTGTGAATACCAACTACTACCAGCACAACGTAAGTTCATAGAAGTTCCTCATGATAAGAAGATGGACATAGCCTTATACCAAGGTGGCTTCGGGTCTGGAAAGACTTTCTCTGGTAGCTTATTAGGCACATTGCTTTGTCTAAAGTATCCTAAGATTAGAGGGTTGGTTGGAGCGCAGACTATATCGCTAGTACGTGATACCACAATGGTTTCGTACCTAGAACACTTTGAGAAGATGGGGATTAAATATACCCATAACAAGTCTCAGAATAAAATAACTTTATACAATGGTAGTGAGATTCTATTCCGTCACTTAGAAGAACCAGATAAGATTAAATCGTTGAACCTAGGGTTCGTAGAGATTGAGGAGGTGAGTGATACTCCTGAGTCTACTTTTAATATGTTGCTATCAAGACTTAGACAAGCACCTAACCCTGAATGGGGAGATGGTTTTAGATATAGACTATTCGGACACACAAACCCAGAGAAGTCTAGAGGTTGGATATATGAAAGGTTTGTGAAAGAACCAGAGGAAAACTTTAGAAGAATCATAGCCCCTACTACAGATAACACATTCCTACCTGATGGATTCGTTGACACATTAAAGAAATCCTATTCAGAAGAATACTATAGAATAAATGTATTGGGCGAAGACGTTGATAGTACAATAGGATTGGTCACAAAAGGATTTAGCTTCAAAGAGCAAGTGCAAGACACTATCAAGATTAATCCAGCATTTCCTATCCATTTAACTTGTGACTTTAACAAAGACCCTATGTGTTGGTACATCGCACAACACTATGATGGCAAGGTTTATTACCTACATGAGATTGTTCAGCAACATACAACTACAGAATTTTGTGCAGGATTAGTTGCGGAGCTATTGACAAAGTATAAGAACCATGCTATAATTATAAATGGAGACGCATCTGGTAGAAGTGATACAACAAAGGGTAGCGATTATATAATCCTAAAGAACACGCTAGCCCAGCATGGATTCATAAATATAGACATCAGGGTAATGAACAAGAACCCTGATATAGGATGGAGAATCAATTGTTGGAACACTATGATAAAAGATGGCAACGGTTCTCACAATATATTAATCCACCCTCAATGTAAATGGTTGTTATATAATATAGATACCCTAGAGACTGAGGAAGGTGGCTCTCGACCTAAGAGAATATCAAGCGGTAAGCTAAATATCTAGGACACCCTATAGACGCATGTAGTTACTTAATATGTTTATACTACCCTATAAAGGATTTAACAGTAACTGAATACAAAGGTAAGATGATGGACATCTTCGGTGGTAAATATGATTATGGAGTTGATTAATGGGTATATACCTTAATGATGGCGATTCAAAAAAAGAATTAAGAAAACTAAAACGAACTGAGATAGTTGAAGATATTAACAATAAGTTTAATGAATGGTATGATGACCTAGACCAACCAAGAAGAGACACTATTGCTTTATTAAGAGAACTCTTCCCAGATTACAATAGAAATAAAAAAGATGTTAAAAAGATTCCTAGCTTATACGAGCAGTATAAAACATATACGTCCGCTATAAGTAAATCTACATACGGTAGCTATGAAGGAATGTTTGATATAGAAGGTCAAGACTTACGTAGTAACAACCTATCAGCAACGTACAAGGCTTCGTTGATATACGACTATAACAAGATGTACCTAAAGAATAGTTTAGACGCAGTATTAGACGACTGGACTATTAAAGGTGAAGGAGCAATGTTTGTCCACTGGGATGAGCATATTGTTAAGAAGCCCACCATAGTAATGGATGAGTTGACTGGTGAACCTACAAAATCATTTGTATATGAATCAGAGGACGCACATGTCCACATAAGAAGAATAGACCCACATAACTTATACTTTGATAAGTCACAGCGTCACAACTGGAATATGTGTGGTAAGATTATTAGAGAGTTTATTCCTATCCAATATGTATTAACTAACCAGCTGTACAAGTTTACAAAAGAAGAGAGGATTGAACTTGAATCGTTAATATCAAATACTCCAAAGACTGTTGATATACACGAAGAGAAGAAATCAAAAGATAGAAAAGTCCTAGGGAAAACTGTAGAAGTATTAGAATACAGAGGGGATTACATCCACCCAGTTACTGGTAAAGTAATTAAGGATGTTGTTATAGTTGTCGTAGCTGGTAAATACCTAGCTCAACTCGAAGAGAGTGAATATGTTAAATGCCCTATCGTGTACGGTTCGTACCTAGATAGACCAGACACAGGACGTGGACAATCTCCATTGAAGCCTGTGTATATTATTAATGAAGTAGAAAACATGTGTATGGATTTAAGCTTAAAGGCTTGGGAGCTGAATACTAATCCAGTGTTCATTGCACCAAAGGGGGCTTTCCAATCCTATACTAAACTAGAAGCTGGTAAACCATTAGAGTATGACCCAGCAACACTAGGTGGTCAACCTCCACAGAAGGTAGACTTCTCATCAGGCATGAGCAACTTCGAGTTCCAAAAGTTCTTTAGAGATTCAATGGAAGGTTCTACTGGTATTAGCCAGTACCTCCAAGGGTCAACAGAGGGTACTGTGCGTACTGCTAGTGAGTCCTCTTATATCCAGCAAGGTGCTACTATGAGGATTAACAGAGAAGCTAACCTATTCATTAACAGAATCATTATACCTATGGTTGAGACCCACTCACTATTCAAAAGAGTTATGGAGACCGAAGAAAAAGAAATAAAGATAACAAATAATGATGGGTCTACAGCATTTGCCAAGATTGATGACGAGATAAGAAATGGAAGATATACATTTATAATTGGTGGTAGCCAATCACAAGTTGAAAGAGAAGCTGATATACAGAAACTATTCTCTCTCCTTGGAACTCCAGCTTTCCAATCATTGTCTCAGTTGATGGATGTACAGACCGCATCCGAGATATTGAAATGGATATTGAACAGAGCTAACTTCAAAGGCACTGACCAGATATTTGACATCATGAATCTTAACTCTAAGATATTACAACAAGCTAAACAGATGGGCGTACAACCTCAAAACCAAAATGGGTTTGTAGGTGATATGCAGAATCTTATAGGGAAGTCCATACCAGATATGGCACAAGCATTACAAGAGCAACCAGAACAGTTGCCACAATAAATCAAGAAAGGATTTTTGTATGAGTGAAACAGAAGAAATGTTCGTTGATGAACAAAGAGCGCAGGAAGAAGCGGAAGCAATTGCTAGAAAGAAAATGATTAAGAATACCTTAGAGAAATCTAAACCGTTTAAAGACTTCGTGTTCGGTAAGGAAAAAGAATGGGAAGAACTAAAGAAAGTTTTAGCCGACCATGTATTCTCTATCCTATCACTAGACAACAGAGAGTTGGTATCAAGAGATTTCCTAGACGGTATTAAATACGTTGTTACATTAGTTGATTCAAGAGTAACAGAATTTGATTCAGCGTTTGAACAACTAGGTAAGGAGTAATCTTATGGATGAAACTATAGCACAAGCACCGACAGTAGAACAAGTAACACAAGACGTTATAACAGAAACTCCAGCTACTGATGTAGTGGAAGAAAATAATAACTCAGAGATAGTTACAAAAAATGTTCCTGATGAAATAACTACTGAGGAAGTTGTAGAAACTGAAAAGCCTACCACTCCAGTATTAACACAAGAGCAACTTGAAGCTAAGCTTAGAGAATACGAAGTTAAAGAACAAGAAGCCTTGGAGTTAAGAAATAGATTAGGAATAGAGGACGACTCTAATTTCTACCTAGACTCTGTAGAAGCATCTATAGACAATCAGGCTCAACAAAAATGGATTAAACTTTGTAATACTTTTGGAGTTGACTATACCCCTAATGGTGTAGATAAAACATCAGAAGAACTATTAAACAAAGACCCTAAAGCTTATTACCAATGGAAAGCGGAAGGTGAAAAATTATTCCAAGAAGTTCAATCAGGCAAGAGTCAAATACGAGAAGCTAGAATAAGCCAAGGTGTAGGAGAATTTGTTAATCAGAACAGAGCAATCCTAGAGGCGTCACCAGTAGTTAATCAATTGGTAGGTAACTTTATCAAAGAGAACTACAACACGATGACAAACCCTCAGCAACAACTATCCAGCTTAATGGAAGCTATCACTATGATATATGGTGAAGCGTTAGAGATGGGCAAGCAAGCTAGCAAGGTTGACTCTATTAAGAACGATAGAACTGGAGTAAGTTCTGCTTCATCAATAGCTACGGCTAACACTAGCGGTTACGATATGGCTACTGATAAAGTATTTACTAGAGAACAGATTCGTAATATGAGTACTGCGGAGTTCGATAAAAACGCACATATAATAGAACGTCTTTACAAAGAAGGCAAAATAAATTAGAAAGGAATTATAAATGAGTACAGCAAATCAAGCTTTAAGAAAGCCACAAGTAATAAGAGAGATTACTAAAGAAATTACAATCGACTGCGCTGGAGTAGCGATAGGAGACTTAGATACTGGACTAGTAGTCCCAGCTGGTAAGTTTTTGACAAGAGCATTTTTGTCTAACCAAGCAGATGACTTAACATCTGGTGGTTCTGCAACTTTAGCCGTCAAGGTTGGTTCGACTGCAACGGTCGCGGCTACTGCGATTGCGTCAGTTAAAGGAACTGGTATTGCTCCTGCCGAGGATGTAATTGCTACATACTCTGCTACATCTCGCAAAGTTTACTTGACAGTTGCTACAGCTTCATTGACAGCTGGTACAGCAGTAATCAAAGTATCATACGTTTAATAGAATTTAAGAAAGGAATTAAATTATGTCTAATAATGTAAACGCATTTGTTCCTGAGATTTGGTCTCAGAAGCTTGCATCACAAGAGAAGAAGATGACTAACTTCTTGAACAACTACGCCAACAGAGAATGGGAAGGCGAAATCAAAGGCTTCGGAGATACAGTACGTATTTCTGCTCCAGACCCAGATAGCATCGTTACTGGTTCAGGTGTTGTAGCTGACGTGTCTAGCGTAACTCCTACTCAAAAAACTCTTGTTATCAACAAGTCTAAAAACGTAGGGTTCAAGTTCAACGACATCGAACAAGCTCAATCCCAATTCAATATGATTGAAGGTTACTTAAACCTAGGTCTTCAAAAAATCCAAGATGAGATTTGTCTTGAATTGCAAGAAGCTGTTTTCGCTAACACCAATGTTGAAACTTACGGAACGACTAGTTCAGCTATTGCCGTAACTGCTTCTACAGTATACGACTTTGTTGTTGACGTTAAAATCAAATTGACAGAGAAAGGTGTATTGAACGCTGAGGGTTACT